TGTCCTTGCCAGCAGTCTCAGCGTCAGTTTTGTTTAGCGTTTCAATCGTTCTTGCTTGCGCTAAATCAGCATCCGCTAATGTCTTAACTACATCTGCTCTTGCTTTAGCTGCTTTTGCTTGAGCCTCCTCGGCTGCTGCCGCTAAGAAGATTGCATTCGGGTCTTGACCTTTTCCTTCGAGCTCGGCCATTAACTCATCGAGCTCTTGCTGAGTGGGTTTAACTACGCCCATGCGAATTAGTTTCTTCCTAAAGAACTCGCGCACATCAGCAACGCCTTCGCCCTCAAGGTTCATCATTGCCATCGCTTGTAATACTTGCTGCGTCTCTGGATCGTTCGTAATGGCCATCATGCCCGTTAGCGCACGAACCGTAGCCGATCTGCGTGAACTCGACGATGGTCCTACATCTACAGCAACATCGAACTGTGCTTCTGATAAGTCATTCTCAACCACCATCTCGCCTTCGGCGGTAAGCATAGGCTTTGATAACTGGATTGTTTCAAGCTCTCCAGATATACCAATACCTTTCATCTTTCTGCCTTCCTCGACGTAAACATCTTTCGCCATAGAAAGCCATACCTCACCGCAACGCCTCACAGCTTTTGCCATGTTCGACATATAAATAAATGTCTGCATGTCTAGCCGCTGCTGAATCATCTCGACAGCTTTGCCGGAGATATTACTTACGATCTTGTCACCGTTTTGCTGATTACCGAGTATTTCTTGCATATCTGATTCGGTAACTTGAATCAGCCCAGCTAAAGCAGGTGGAATCTGTGCGCTTCTCGTGTAATCGAGCGGACCTAAAGGTGACACTTGCCCGTTAGCGTCAGTGACTGGATTGATAAGCAAATACGGGAAGTTTCGCAAGTTATCCTGCGACCACATCATTTGATGGCCGGCGACTTGCTCTGGTGTCATGATGGGCTTCTCGACAACTGAGTAAGCCGAAATCTCACCCAGTTTTGAGAGTTGCATATTTTTAAGACGCTGAGCATCTTTAGCCAGTCTGACATGGCCCATGCACCGCTCGACGTTATCAATAAACCATCGCTTGCCGTAAACAGGAACCACGGGTATACAGCGACCAGGAATCTTTCCCAAGTCTTCAAGCACCCGTGAACCACTCATGATGTAAGCGTAGACTGCTTTACGCTTAACGCGCTTTTGCCTTATCTCTCTGCTACCAATGGCAATTAACTTTGTTTCTAGCTCTTCATCTCTAGCGAAGTCATCCTGCGTGTAACGCTCTTCTTCGCCTGCAATCGTCTGAAATATCCTAACCGTCTCGGTTTTATCCTCGACGCGATAATACTCAGCGACATAAACGACATCTGGTGTTGCCCAGTCAAACTCATACTGGTGGATCTCTTTATCCCAGCTTGCAGGATCGTCCTTGTACATGTCGATGTAAGCATTTCTTGACATCGCCGTTAGTACAAAGCACCGTTTAGCGTCAGCCTTATCCTGCCGTTTAGAGTTTAGGTCGAAGAATACGGAAGAGTCTGCATCGAAGATAGGTTCAATCGCTATGCGCTGCCGCTCGTCTTCGTTGTCCTCTTCGTTCACATACGTTGTCTTTAATCGCCAAGCACCAAAGCCACCGCCTACAGCCTCCTCAAAAGCATTATCGTAGGCCTCTTCAGCACCAGAATCTTGTTCGTCTGCTCGGTAAAGCTTGTCGCAAGTATCAGCTAACTTGTCATCCTTGCTGCCATCCTTGCTTACAAAGTCAACAGTAATTCGGTTGTTTCGATACTCTGAAATAATCCGCATCACCGACAAGTGGATCTTGTTTACCTCAAACTTTGGCTTATTTGCATACTGATCTCTGAGCGGACCTTCCCACTGAGCACCAGAGATAGAATAGAAACGTCGATCCTGCAAGCACTGAAGACGTTCGTCGCGTAGCGCAGTCTGTATCTCATCAAACTCTTTTATAGCCTCCGAATGGATTCGGAAGAGTCTCTGATCGTTGGTCTCTCGCGCCATCTCTACCACCTGCTTTCAACGGGGATTGCTTCAAAGGCTTTTGGCTGAACCTTCTGAACTCTACGGACACCCTCACAAGCGTATCGCAAAGCGTCTATAACATGATTTGACTTATCTTCCAAGATGGGAAGTATTTTACCCGTCAAAGGGTCTGATTTGTAAGAGTAAAGCGTGAGCTCATCAATCGTATGCTTGCACCTCGGATGCACCACAATATCGTAGCTCTTGAGCCACTCAACGCCATCCTCTACAGACTTCGGACCTTTTACCGCTGGCATGATCTTAGGGAATCCGCTCTTTCGCATGTGCGAAATAGTTTCTGGCCTAGCAGAGTCCGCAACGATGGGCCATTTCTCAGACTCAGGGATTGTCAGGAATAACTCTGGCGTGTTGATAATTTCGCAGCCCACCATATAAGCTTCGTAATCCACGTAAAGCGTTCTTCCGATAATGTGGCATCTCACTAATACAGTTGGGTCTACTGCAAACCCCCAGTCAGCACCGAACCTGTGAACCGCATCAGCTGGTGTTTCAAACTCCTCGACCCGCCAGTTCTTAAACACTCTGCGCTCTGAGTTCGTAACGTAATCGCCTTGCCAGACATGCGCGTACTTATCAATATCACGCGCTCTGTCGTACTCAAGCTCTTTTCTAAGCGTATCTGGAAACCAAGGGTTATCCGACCAGTTGACCTTAACGACAATCGCATCAGGTGGTGGCGTATCAGTTCTTAATAGCCTATCAACTGGATCGTGTGCGTATCGCGGGTTCCAACTAAATAGCAGCTCAGAGTTTGGCTTTCTTATCGTTGGTCTCAGTAAATCAAGACTTCTTTGTGATAACGACTGCGCCTCTTCCACCCAGGCTATATCGTAGCCTTCAAGCGACTTAATCGACTCTGCTGTGTGATTCGCCATGCCTTGAAAGATGATTCTTCCGCCTCCAGGCGTGTTAATCCTGTCGTGCAGTATCTCGAACCACTTGCCAACCTGTAATGCTTGGATCTTTTCCTCGAGCAGCTTCTTCACAGACTGGTTCAGCGACTTTTGCACCTCTCGCACACAGACAGTGTCTGTCTTAGCCATTAAATGCCGTTCGATGACGTACTCAGCAAAGAGATTACTTTTGCCTGAGCCTCGACCACCATAAGCACCTCGATACCTTGCCGGCTTGCTTACTAAGTCTTTAGCCCACCGTGGCGTTTGTATTTTCAGTGTGGTCAATGATTACTCTCTCGATGCGCGTAACGATGGGCTGCCCGTCAATGCCTGATATTTCGTGCTGATGCTTTTCTGTCCATCGTGCTCTAGTCTTGAGCCAGAACATCATCGCAGCGACATTACCGTTCTTTGCTTGCTGATAGAGCGTTCGCGCTATCTCTGCATTCGCATCAGCTCGACCTAACTCAAGCTCATCCTTGTAGTACTTAACAAGCGTGTCGGATGTGATCTTGAGTTTTCTGGATATGTCCTCGTAAGGCATTCCAACCGCTGAGAGCGACTTAACTAATAGACGATCCTTATCGTCTGGGACGTGTGGCTTCTGGCCTCGGGTAGCCATTTTTAACTCCGAACAAATTTACAAGTCTCCATTTTAATCTATGATTTTGTCGCTCACAATGCCCTATATTCACACTTTACTTTAAGATCAATATCTAATGTCATAGCTTTTATGGTATAAGCGGCAAACTTTAGGGGTTGCTCATGACTAAGCCATCGACAACGGATGAAGAGTTTATTGCCCTTTGGCACAAGTTCGGTTCTCCCCAGCTAATAAGTAATGAGTTAGGCGTATCTGTCCGCAATATCTGTGACCGTAGGAAAAGGTTAGCCGCCAAGCTTGGTATTGAATTACCTACCCATAATGATCAGCGGTTTACAGCATCGCCAACCATTAGGCACTCTTATGACAAGGTTCGCAGCATTGCGGATATAACCGGTACTGTCTTTGTATTCTCTGACGCGCACTTTCAACCTAATGAGTCAACGACTGCTTTTTACGCGCTCTTGAAGCTCATAAAGCGTCTTAAACCAGCGTTGATCGTTGCCAACGGAGATATTCTTGACGGTGCGCTTATCTCTCGTTACGGTGCTGAAGACTGGACCGAAAAGCCTACGCTCCAACAAGAAGTCGAGGCTGTCCAGGTTCACATGGATGCTATTCGTAAAGCTTGTAAAGGTCTCGGTACGATCTTGCACCGCACCATAGGTAACCATGACATTCGGTTTGATAAACGATTGGCTAATGCTGCGCCTGAGTTCAAGGGCATAAAAGGCACCACGCTTTCTGACCATATCCCAGAGTGGAGTGTGAGCTGGTCTGTGATGGTTAATGCTAATACGATGATTAAGCATCGTATGCAACACGGCGGTATTCACTCAGGCTACAACAACACACTTAAGTCTGGCGTTAACAGTGTGACTGGCCATACTCACTTACTTGAGGTTAAACCTTGGGGAGACTACACAGGCCGTAGATACGGTGTTTCTACAGGGATGCTAGCTGCTCCTGATAGCAATGCCTTTAGTTACATGGAAGATAACCCTAGACCCTGGTGCTCAGGCTTTGCTGTACTTACGTTTACTGATGAAGGTATGTTGCTTCCGCCTGAGCTGTGCGAAGTCATCGACAACAATGCTTATTTCCGCGGGGCAGTTGTTAGTTAAGCAGGTAACTTTATTGACGAAGCTTTCGCTTGTTTTTTACGCGACTCGTCGAGGATAACTGGACATGCGTATTTCCATGTAACTTTATGATGTATTCGCCTATCGCTTTGCCCCATATCCATGACTTTTACACAGGATGGCGTAACCATAACAGAATAAAAAGACTTTACATAAGTCCCGAAGTCTAAATACATCTCAGTTAGCCCGCCTGAATTTTGCTGCGTTGGCTTCTGCTCAAGTCTTAATCTTGGTATCGTTATAAACAGATAACCTCTTTTACCTCGCTCCAGATAAGTGTTGACATCATCATTCATTCTTCCCATAAACTTTATTGGTCTGTCGACGTTAAACAGAAATGAATTCATGATCTTTCTTGAAAATTGATTCAATCTTATTTTTTTTGCAAATGCGCCGTTTTCTCCACCTATGAAATCACCGCCTTGCGCCCAAGCAACGCAATGTGCTTTTGATTCATCTAAAAAATCAATGCAAATATCAAGAACTTCATTCATATTTTTGATGGGTTCATGCCCAACATATTTTCTTTCATTATCCGATGCCCATCTAAAACTCGTGTAATCGTCATCTAGTTGCCAAAAATGCTGTAATCCTAAGTCTTTGGCGATCTTGAAAGACCAATTTCGCGCATAAAGAACGGTGTTCCTTTTCGTAAAATTATCACAAGCATCTGTGATCTTTGCAGCCTCTTCTTTTGGGAAAACAACGACTTGGTCACCATATATCTTTTTATATTTATTTTGCTGTTTGTCTAGATCGTCAACTAACAAATAAATTCGTCCTGTATATCCATGTTTTCGTAAAGTGTTGTAAGTAACAACCTGATCGGCTCTACCATGACTCAGAATAAAAACAGCAAACTTATCATTCTTCATCTTCATGTTCTCGTGAGTAAACTTGTGACAAACGATCGCTCAGCTTCGCGTACCCAGCCTCTATCGCACTGTCAAAGTCAATGATTACCAATGCGCTTTCTTCCATAAGCCTTTGCGTTGTTGGTGCTGAGTGTGCGTAGAATTCAGCAATATTCTGATAATTGAATTGAAGATGTCTTGTGGCAGCATCTAATAGAAAAGACCTTTCTTCTTCTGGAATCACAGCTTTCTCTATTGATTGAATGAGAGATAAATATTTTTCTTTATCATAGAGATCATGTATCGCTGGTTTTGGACCCTCTGGTTGATAAACTGGTGAACCAACTTTGTTGCTGTACATGCTTTGATCGTCTTGAACCGGATCTTCTGCTATTTCTTTTTGAGTTAGTTCGTTTATTTCTGACTCGTCAAAACCAGTGAAGTCTAAGTTGATACCTAGATCGCCTATCGTTTGCAGCTCTAAGGCAAGTAGCTGATCGTCCCAGGTCGAGTTCATCGCTATCTTGTTGTCTGCAAGGATGTAAGCCTTTTTTTGAGCTTCGCTTAGGTGCTCAAGCCTGATAACTGGAACCTCTTTATGCCCTAGCTTTCTTGCAGCCTCAACCCTTCCGTGGCCTGCAATGATGCCGTTGTCTTTGTCAATCAGTACAGGGTTAGTAAAGCCAAACTCCTTAATACTTGATGCAATTTGCAGTATCTGCTTGTCCGAATGCACTCTAGCGTTGTTGGCGTACGGTATTAGTGTGTCGATTGGTAGTTTCTGAATCTGTTCCTGGCTCATACTCGTATTTCCTACATGGGTCCACTGCGAATACATTCGTTAGCTTGCAAATCAGCATCTTGCGAATAACCTCATTGCCTAGCTTCATCTCGCCACAGTCGATGCTATGCCTGCATGACTCACAACTGGGCTGGAAAGTAGACATAGACTTCTCGCCTTCCTAGTGACTTTGACGCTGGCTGCTTCTCGCGCTTAATCTCGCCTTTTTTGAAAAGATAAGACAACGCCATGCCTATTTGCTCGTGCGTTAGTCCTGTCTTCTCTTTGATTTCTGCGTGTGTGAGCCTCTCAAGGAGTAGGCTTCTTATCACCGTAACTGCTTTGCTTTTCATAGATGTAAGACTTTAAGGTTGATCTTGCTTTGATGGTGTTGATACAACTCAATACGCCATCGACATACCGCTGCTCTAAATCGACCAATTGTTTTTTAAGCAGTATCTCGATGATTTCACGCTCTGCTTTTGCTCCGGCCACGAAAATACCGTAGTTATGACGGTTGAACGAATCCATACCATGATCTTTACAGTAGTTTAACCAGAGTGTCTCAAACATGGGTGTCTCCTTTGACATAGTAATAAGCCCAGGCTCCTATGTGTTTCTTGAACAATGGTTCTTTCTTAATTAGTTTTCTGGCCTCCAACGCTCGAATCATCTTCAAGGCGTTTTGTGGCGTACAACCGAATTGGTCTGCTAAGTCTTTTAGAGACTTTGGTTCTGTCAGTGCGTCAAGGTAGATTTGCTGCGTCTTTGTAAGTGGCCTGTACCTCTTGATAATCAACTTTCCAAACTTCTGCACTGACTCCTCAAAATCTGGCCTTGCTGAAATCATTACACCAGTAGTCTTTGCAAGCGAGAGAACTTCATGCTTATCCATTGCGTTCCTTTAGCTTGGCCTCTGAATATGGCTTCTGGTACATATTGTGATCGCCACTCATGTCAGTAACCCAAAAGGATCGTTGTAAAACTTCTTATCTAGCGTTAGCCGAGCTTTACTAAAGCGAACTGGATTCTTATTCGTTTCCTTCTTCGCTGGCTCGAACGTAAGGAACTCGTAAGCACTGTCTTTTGCAAAGTCAACAATCACAGGCTTGCTTGTGATGTAACCGCTCTTTACCAATTGCCTAAGCGAGTTGTAAGCCGTTTGTTTGTCGATCTTCGTCTGTAGCCTCACCTCTTTTAGGATCGCTGGTGTACGTCTCTTTGATAAATACTTCAGTATTTTCTCTTGTTCAGCAGTCATTTACATCATCCTTCTTGCAATTAAGTTTAGGATTACGCATACAGCAAACCAGATGACCAGTCCAAATATCCACTGTGGCGTTTTCCATCTGATCCATGACCAAGGTGTCTTTCCTACTAAAAACACGTCTTGCACCCATAGCTGGTCGTATTCAACGTAATTTGTTGGCTTTGGCTGGTAATTGGCCCCGATCCTTACTTTGTTCTTGGGCTTGATGTGAACCACTTCGCCATCTCTGATTAGCCAGCTCATGCTCTGTCACCCTCGAACCAAACGAACTCTTTCTCAGCAACTGTGCCAGCTTCTCGCCATCCTGCTAGAAAAGCATCAAACATGTTCTGCTCAGCAACCTTGTTGATCATCTTGTGGCTATTCTTGAGTTTGAACCTTAGCCAAGCGTCTCTAAAGTTTTCGTTCATAGCATCCCCCAGGCTAAAACAGCAAAGATGAAACCAAAAACAGCACCACCAATTATTAAAGTAATGTCGCTTGATTTCATTTGAGTTCCTTCTTGCGAGCGTCTTTTGCTGCTGCCAACTTAATCATCATTGCGTTATTGCTCATAAACTCCTTTACAGCACCCTTAAACACCTCTGTGAGCTCTTCTTCTGTCTGCGCTGACTTGATCCTGTCAATCACCGGATCGTCATCGTCTGGAAGGTCTTCTCCTGCGTAGATCGCAATCCCCAAACCAAACATGGCAAGGTTTTTTACTAAACAGCGCATCACCGCTTTGTTAACGTCCATCATCGTGTAGGCATAAACGGTCTGCTCGCCTTTGGATGTTTTGTAGGTGTAGGGCTCAGACTTCATCGCTCGGTTTCTGTGATCCATCACAGGCAACCACATCTCATGAGTCACACCGTTTGCAGTCACCTTGGTGTAAACCATCGCGCCAGCAGCGGACTCGAATACGGGTAAGCCGTTCTCGTGCTTGATGATTTCGTAAGTTGCATCAGGGATATTGCTTGCAAACGTATCCCAGGCATAGGCCCAACTTAAGTATGACAAGCCATCTTTGTGCTCTACCATTGGCTTGACATTGATTGATCTAAGTTTTTCGTACATTTCCTTTACTCCTGTATTTAATGAAGTTCTACTATAGCACAACTATTACGTCATGAGCATGTATCCAGCAAACTTTTTTTCACCCTTTTGCACCCAATACCTTTGGATTTTGTGGCCCTGGTTTTTGAGCTCGTTGATTCTTGCTGCAAGCCTAAGACACCCGCACCCGTTGAGTGCTTCTATAGGTGTGAGTAGCTTCTTGCTCTTTTTCATCCTGTTGAATATCCATTCGTTCTGTGTCATCCCTCACCCCTAAGAATGTCTGCTGCGTCTTTGAGGCCGTGTTTCTCCAGGACCGCAATGCAGTTATCAAGCCTTGCCTCGCTTGCCTCGAACTCAACTCCGTCAGCAAACTTGTTCAAGAGCCTTAGTAGCTGACTCCTGTGAAAAGGGCTAAACCCTGCTTCTTCTGCCATTCGTAAGATTTGCTCGCTAGTCATATTTCCTCCGATTTATTTACTAAGTAACGCATCTCAACAGTCCTAGCGCATGACCGGAGCGTTGAGACAGTGGTTCGCTTCATCACCTCGATTGCAATGGCCACAAAGGTCTCGATTTCTGCTCTCTCATCGTCACCCCAGCCAACAAGATCGGCTACGCATTGTTTAAGCCTTTCGTCTTTTAGCTTTGACACTGAGCTGATGAGGTACTCAAAATCGTCGCGTGATAAAGCTGATCGCTCTTGTAAAAGCTGGCGCATTCTCTCTGCTTGCAGCCCCACAAAATCACGATCAGGCTTTTTTCGTTTCACTATTACCCCTGGCTCGTATGGCTTCCGCACACATTGCTGCAAGACCTTTGGTGTAATACTTTTGAAAAACCTCTTGCCGTTCCTCGCACACCTTCGCACACGCCTCACGCTCGGCAGCAACGGCAAGGGCGGCGAAGCGTTCAAGTTCTTCCGGAGTAAGCACCACGAACTCGTTTAAGTACGGGTCTACTTTGTCCTTATCAGCAACTTCACGCGCCATACGAATAATGTCTTCTCTAGTCATTCATTGCGCTCCTTTTTGGGATTGATCACCGTTTTAGCTGCCTTGGAAGCAGGCCACAAAACTGCGCGTTGATCGATAGTGAAATCCATCCCACCATGACGCATGGCATGTAGCAGTCGTGGAGTCAGGGCTGTGAATTGTTTGGGTGCTGGCTCATCAGGCCAAATCGTGAAGGTGTAAGGTAACTTAGCCATTGTTTTTCTCCTCAATAGCAATCTTTCTAAGTAACTTAACTAAGTTTTCAAGCGTCTCAAGACTGTAGCTACCAGCAGTCAGGTACACCACCGTCTTAGTGGTTGGCTGGCGCCAAACTTCGTCCTGACACCTTTTCCATGTGTCGGCAATCCACTGTCGTGTTTGCTCTAGCGTCATGGCGCTTGTTGCTACGGGCAGAGGCTCTCCGTCCGCTGGTGTCTTTGCTGATTTGTTTTCGTTCACTTAATAACCTCTACCTTTGAGATCGACCTAACCTCTAACTGGTCAATTAGATCGTCTATAGCTTCTTGTTCGCTTGCACCCCAGCCAATCCTGTCGCCAACTTCGTATGTGCTTTCTATGGCTCTATAGTCATACGCACGACTATGAAGGTCTGTTGGATCGTAGATAACTTTGATTTTTACTTTGTCCATGATCTAGGCCACAAATAAGAGGTTGATGGCTTGGCATTCAGAAGCTGACTTGGCTCCGCTTCTTTGCCTCCTGGTAGAACGTAGATTCCTCGCTTGGTGTAGTGAGGAACAAGCATTAGGTTACCAAGCATCAAGACTTGGACCCACTCTCTCGGAGCTGGATCAGTATCTCGTACTCGTTCTTTTGGACGTCCTGCACCAGGATTGTTTTTGACGATATGCGTCTCTGCAACTCTGGATTTTCCGCTGCCGTGTACGCCCAGTTTACCGGACCCACCCAACGCAGTTTCTTTTCCGTGTCCATCTTGAGACCCTTCCGCGCCAGATGCGCTATGTAATCCAGGTCTATAGTCTGTAAGCTTAACCATTGTTCATGCTCCTCGTTTGTCATTAGTCATACCTTCTAAAAGAATTCTTGCTACGTCTGCCTGACCTTGGATTGACCCTAGTTTCTGCCAGAACCCTATCTCGTGATCGAAGTGGTCTCTAGGCGATAACTCTGAAATCTTAGACAACACCTCGATTGCCTTGTGTAGTCGCCAGCTTGTTATTTCGTTGATTTCCATCTTTATTTCCTTGTGTTTAGGGGCAGAAGCCCCATTGGTTAGCAATCTATTGAAAACCCTTCTTCTAAAAGCTTGTCAAAGAATTCTGGCGCACCAGACTTTTTAATTTGAATCGAGACACCTCCGTAAATACGTTCTTTGGCCTTAGCCGTATTGGCCACAAAAGTTACTGTTGTTGTTGAAAAGTCACCAAAGATAACTTGGAAATCGCTCATGGAAACCTCCGTGGTTGAGCTGGTTTGATGTCTTATTTGTTTGTTGCAGTGATGTAATCTTATAATAGATCTATTAAGATTTGCTGTTTTCTGCCTACCACTCGTCAGCCGACACCTACCGTTTATCTGGATTGCTATGTCACCAACACAAAGATCGCTTGCTTACCTTCGAGAACAAGGCATGACCTGTGAGGTTGTCGAGCGTTGGAATGCCTTTGCTCGCATCAGACAAGACCTCTTCGGGATTATCGACATCGTGGCTCTGGACGAACAGCAGACTATGGGCGTTCAGACTACAAGCTGGACGAATGTTTCAGCCAGGGTAAAAAAGATTGCTGACTCACCGCACTTACCCGCTCTTTTACGAGCAGGCTGGGTTCTTGAAGTACACGGATGGAAAAAAGGTCTTTCCACACCCAAGATAGTTAGGCTATAATAGAACGTCGCATTGGCTAGGTTAGCTCCCGAAAAGCGGATTCGTCACCCGCCTGCCAAATGCACCTCCAGTGACGAAACCTTAGACGAGGGTTTGTATGCACTACTACCAGCACCACATTGGTGACTTCATCAAGGACACTTCATTTCTTACCAACGAAGAAGTTGGTATTTACTTGAAATTGCTCTGGCTTTACTACGATACAGAAAAGCCACTTCCAAACTCAATGTTCGAGCTTTCAATGAAAGTAAATGGCCGAGATAAAGAAGAAATTATCTCTGGCTTGCTCGAGATGTTTTTTGTCCTCGAAGAAGACAAATGGCATCACAAGCGCTGCGACAAGGAAATAAGCCACTACAGACAGCAGCTCGAAGCAGCTTCAAAGGCTGGAAAAGCATCAGCCGCTAAACGAGCGATGAACAAGCGTTCATCACACGTTCAACGACCGTTCAACGACCGTTCAACGATCGTGCAACCAACCAATAACCAACAACCAATAACCAATAACCAAGAACCAAATATAAAGACAAGCTCGGCAAGCTCGCTTAAGCCTATTGATGTCAGCGAAAGTGTTTGGAATGACTTCCTGGCGATCAGGCGAGCGAAGAAGTCTCCACTTACTGAGACTGCCCTAAAAGGCATCAAAAGAGAGGCTAGCAATGCTGGCATGTCTTTGGAGAAGGTTCTTCAGCTTTGCTGCGCTCGAGGCTGGCAAGGATTCAAGGCTGAATGGGTTACAGACGACATAAAAAAGGAGGACAACTACAAAGAGAGTATAGATGTGATTTTTGGCCGTAGGCGAGAAATTGACATTACCCCTGACCAAAACCTGTTGGAGGGCTAATGGACATTCACATCATTGAGACCATTTTTAAGAAGATGGCATTAACGTACGGAAAGGCATTTCTTGACCAATACAAGGATGTCAAGATGATCGAAGTCATGCAAAACTGGGCTAAAGAACTACAAGGATTTAGGCCTCACGAAATTGCATATGGCCTCGAGTGCCTACAAGAGAGACCACCGAATGTTATTCAGTTTCGCGCAGTTTGCCGCATGGCTCCGCCGCCAATCGTAAAGATGCTTGACAGACCAATTGACAAGGAGCGTGGGCAGATGGAAATCAACAAACTTCGATCAATGATGAAACGAGGCGTACAACATGAATCATGACCCACACGAGGCTATTGAGTTCATCTACAAGTGGAGCTCTCTCTACGCACAGGCAAAAGCAACTCGCGTTTACCTGGAGGAGTTTAGGAAGTCAAAGAAAAGTCTATTGATGCAAAACAGTGGCGTTGACACAATCGGCGCACAGGAGAGAGATGCGTACGCTAACCAAGAGTACCTTGATCTTCTTTCTGAACTTAGAAAAGCAATCGAAACAGAGGAAAGCTTGCGATGGAAACTCATTGCAGCTCAAACAAGAATCGAAATATGGAGAACAGAATCCGTGAACAACCGAAACATCGAAAGGGCAACCCTATGAACCTAAAGATACTTGCCATGAAAACCCAGGTGAAAGACATGCTTGAGCTCACCGATCACCAGGAAATCTTGATCCAGATGGACCTGCTAGCCGAGCAAGCGCATGAGATAGCTGTACAGGCTATGGAACTAAGGCTTATGGCTGAAGAGAT